TAATATTTGGCATAGCTTTTAAAATTTGGTTTTGGTTCTGCAATATTGCCGCACAAAGATACGCCTATAATTTGATATAAAAAATATATCATTGAAAATAATTTTATTTTTGTTGTAACTCGCTGAAAATAAAGCGTTTCGTTTTTCGCTGTAAAAATAATTTGAAAAAAGATTGTAAATTGTTTGCGGATTAAAACATTTGTCGTACCTTTGCAATGCAATCAAGCGCAACATAACACAAACCAAATTTTACCAATATGAAAACCTTATACTCACAACAACAAAAAGTAGCTATTGAAGGCGATACCTTAATGATAGGCAAGCAATCGGTAAAACTATTAAAGCATTGCGGCGATTTAATTACATTTTCAAATGAAAAACAAGCCAAGCAAAATGCAACAGAGTTTTTTAGCACAGAGTATTTTTACGGAACTTCAAATCATTTATTAATAGCTGTAAATTGCCAATTATTTGCAGCATCAAAAATTTAAACTATGGAAGACTTAATAATTAGCACCGTAGTAGTGCATAAAGTAACATTATCCGAATTAGCATTTGCAGTAGCTATTTTAAAGCACCGTAAAATGAGAATTAGTAAATCTGCAATAATTGAGATAATAAAGCAGGGTATGAGAGACGCAGTAAAGACAGAAGAGCCAAATCAAATATTTGGATTTGCTGCATTAGAGCTACCAAGTAATGAATACCCTAAATACGGTAGTGACTATAACCCACTTTATAAAGAGCTATACCTAAATGGTATTATATCTTATGATGAGTACTTTGAAAATATCACTCCCGAATCACAAACAGAAGACTAAACAAATTAATTCAAATTCAAAACAGTTTACCATGTCAATTCTAAAATCCCTCCAAAAGTACGCCACGGATAACAACACCGCAACCGACGTTTATTATACTGCCTTGCGCCTAATTACTAACATGAGAATTAAGGCGAACCATGATAGCAAGTATAAAGAAGTCCTTAACAAATGGCTTACCTCAGGCAGTACCCTAGCTTTAAAAGAAGCCTTAGCTGGCGTGTCATACGACGAAAACAACCTAATCCACTTCAACGCAATGGCTTTACTTGATACCGTTGCAGCTAAACAATAACCCTATGCAAACCGAACTTTACTATGCACCAATAACGGCAAATTTTTAAGCCATAAACAAGTCGTTTTTTGAAATGGGTCTCCAAAATAGTAAGGTTGGATTATCTGACTAGGCTTTTTATAAAACTTACTCATTATTCCGATAGGGTTTTCTAAGGCTATTCTAGGTATATCCACATTAGCAAGTTTAAGAAAGAAGTTTATAGCGTCTTGTTGCCGTCCGTCTGCTTGTTTTGCTTTAAAATGACGTGCGCCGCTTACTGCTAAGTGTGTGCAAGGTGGGAAGGCTATCATTAAATCCCATTGCTTACTTGCTATCACACTAAAAACATCTTCTTTATAGTGCCATTCGGGATGCCCGCCGCTGCAATCTTGTAGGTCACAGCTGTAAGCCTCAAAACCTCGCTTTCTAAATTCAATTGTAACCGCCTGGCTTTCTTCGCAAGCGATTAATATTTGCGGGTTTTTCATATTTTTTGGTTTTGCAAGGTTGGGTGGTTTATTTTGATAAAATATATCCATCTGCAATTAAAGCGGATTTCATTTCAGGCGTTAGCTCTGCGACTGCTTCGTACTTGTAACGCTTTTTATCAATAGGTGTGCATCGCATTAGCTTGTAGTAAATTATTTCACTACTAATTGAAGTAGTCGCTACCTTGCTACAAACGGGCGTACTATCAAAATCCCATTTATTTATAACAGATAATTGATACCATACGTCTTTTTGCTCTGCAAGGTTTACGTATTGGGCATGGCTTAATATTTTCATGGTTTGGTTTGATTTACCCTAAACGCCACTAAAAACCGTATGCGTTTTGGGGTGGGGTGGTTATTTTTTAGCCGCAACGGTATCAAGTAAAGCCATTGCATTGAAGTGAATTAGGTTGTTTTCGTCGTATGACACGCCAGCTAAGGCTTCTTTTAAAGCCAATGTGCTGCCCGAGGTAAGCCATTTGACAAATAATTGTAAGTAATGCTTGTTTTGAGACGCCCTTATTTCCATCTCATTAAAAAGGCGCAATGCGGTATAAAATACATCATTAATTGCATTTTTTTCCGCAGCGTAAGCCCTTAGTTTTTGCTCAAATATTGACATGGTAAACTGTTTTAAATTTGAATAAATTTATTTGATTTTAGAAATACACTCTCTACAATGATTAATTTGCGCTTGAATTTCAGCTTTCATTTTAGCGTAAAATTCGCCGTTTAAATTTGTAGTGTTGCTTTGGTACATATCAAGCATTTGTTCTAATACTTTAATATCGTTTTTGTAGGACTGAATTTGGTCTTGGTTTGACATGGTAAATTTGATTTGGTTTGTGTAATTGCTTAATTGCTGATGCAAAGATATGTCGCTTTGTTTTAATATGCAAACATTTTGCACGATTTCTTTAAATTATTTTTTGCACCAATAGAAAAAGCCTTGCGTTTATTAGGCTGCAAGGCTTTGGATTAGAGAAAATAAATTATTATACTAGTTAGGATAGTGAGCGAAACGCCACTCCAAACTATTAGTTTAGCCTCAAATTGGCTTAGGGTTGGGATGCGCTGTGATTTATACGGTCTCATTTGATAGGTGGGTTATCGTGAAAGAATTTATAGCTGCAATTTGCAAACCAAACCGCCTCGGCTCTATTTTTAAATCGCATTGAGGCGAATCTTAGGCGGTCAACCTTAACCCATTGCAACGCTTGGGGAAATTTAGCCATAAATTGCCAAACCCCGCCTTCCCTTTGCTCGAAAACGTATCTAGGCATTGGCTGCCATGATTTGCCCGTTTCACTTCTGCTGTCGTAGTATTCCATTAAAGGAATAACGAAGCTTACAAGGTCGCTGTGGGGCTGTGGCTTGGGCTGTGTGCGCTTTAAACTACACTTTGCGTAAAAGCATAAAGCGAAAAGAATTAAAAAGCCTGTGGCGGCTATGTAGGACTTTCTCATGGCGTTTGATTTTTTAATCTTTGATTTAATACGTCAGCTCTTTGCTGCGCTGATTCTCGTGTATAGTAACTATCCTGAATTTCTCTTCTAGTTATATGCCCGCATCTATCATATTCAAAGCGGACAACTAGCCAATCAGTAGAGCAACAGCAAGTTTCAGGATGGCACTGTCTGTGCGCATGGGAATTTACTGCCGAAAATTCGACTTTCATGGTTACGATTTTTGCACAAGCTCAAACTTTATGCCGAGCTTGTCTGCGATAAAAATAAGGCGTTTTAGCCCAGGGAAGCGAGGCTTTTTAGATAAAACCTGTCGAAGGTTGCCACTACTTAGCCCCGTAATTTTTGCGAGCTGCCAAAATTTAAGCTTATGCTTTTTTTTGTGATCTACTATTGCAGCGTGTAGGGCTATTTGTTCGGCTGTCGGTTCTGTCATTATAAGTTATATTTTTGTTTGAAAGATTGCAGTTTCGATTCCGCTGCTTTGATTTTGTTTTGCAGCTCTGTGACTTTGAAATTATGAAAAACTTCTATCTGTTTTGCCGCCCCTTCCTTTGTGAGATGCACACTAGACTTATTCCATGATTCGTATTTATCAGTTACCTTGTTATGCGTGTAGTAATGCGTTTCAGATTCTTTTAAAACATTCAACTCTCTAATTAGGTAGTTCGAGATGTTTGCGACATATACAAGTTCAGGCATAGTTTGTAAAAATGCCCCATTCAAGGGGCTTTGATGTGATTAGATTAAAACGGAGTATCTTGGTCATCATAAGGTAAGTCATTAACAGGTGCCATAGGCTTACCGCTTTGCGCTTTTGGTGTGCTTTGTTCACCTGTGATTTTCCAAGCCTGTAGAGCCACGAAACAATCCGTTTGACCGTTCTTGTTCGTGTAGGTAGATTTACTGCCTTTCACGTCATACGTAACTGTAACCTCGCTACCTATTGCAAAGCTATCGACAAGCCCGCAACGCTCTTGCGTAAATTCAAGCTTCACAAATGGTGCGTATTGGTCGTCCGTTTCTATGATAATTGCACGTTTACTAAACTTCTCGGTTACGTCCTCTTGCGCTCCGATGTAGTGAATTTTACCTTTGATTTGATTACTCATAATGTTTTTATATTGTAAATTTAGGGAATAAAGTTTGATTTGCGTTTTGGCTAATACGCCCGTCTAGTGTATAAACTATCTCATCGCCAGTCTCGAATATGACATAAACGGGATATTTTGCAGTACTTTCATAAATACGGTTTACTTTTCCGCTCCCGTAAATATCACACTCCACTTCAAGCCCTTCGGTAAAGGGAATGTTTAGGAGTTTGAGGGTCGGGTTTAATGAATAGCCATTACTTCCGTCTTTTAAATAGCCAAATTCTTTGCCATTATCAAGACTAAGCTCTATACAATACTCCTCGTCTTGGTGTATTTTTACTATTTTGCCCTTTCCTCCGACAAGGCATTTTACTGCCATACCAGATACTAACTTAATTTTACTCATATTACTGTTTCGATTTGTACGTATCAAGCCGTCTCAATGTGTCTCGGTACTGTTGGTTAATAAATGATAGGCGCTTTTGTTGCTGCATTAAAAACGCCTCGTCTTCTGTTGTTTTGGTGATTTGCCTTAATTCGGCTACCCACCTTTCGCCTACATCGACCTCTTTTTTGAGTAGCTCGATTTGCCTTATTAGGGTTTGTTCGTAAGAGTTCATAGGCTAAACGGTTAAATATTGCTCAATATATTGGCGGCATTGTTTAACACGCTCGATAACTAGGTTAATTCTGTCTTGACTATATATAACCTCGAAACGCTTTGCACGGTACTTAATAGGTAGATCCTTGATTATTTCGTTATCCTTGTCAAGCTGAAACAATACATCGGCTAGTTTATCTTGAAAATCTATTGTGTCCTCGCTATACGTAAACCTTGCAATACGGTACGCCTCCATTTGTAGTAACTCAATAGGCTTAGGCATTAAAACGTAATTTACACCGCCTCTTTGAATATCTTTGCCGCTTTGCTGCAAAAGGTATTGATAACCTAATATTTGCCAGTCATACTTTGAATCGGGAAGCTGTTTTGCAAAGTAAGGAAAAGTACTAAATGAATAGCTGTTTTTAATGTCTTCTACTGAATCGGAAAGTATTACATCGGGTTCGCCTTCAATATACTCACTTGTAAAACGTTGCGTATTTTTCTCAGCACCAAATGCACCCCAAAGCTCCAAAGAAACATAGTCTATTGCATCTTTTTCTAGTGCGTTACCTTTGTACATTTCAGCAGTAACGATGTTTTTACGCTGTTGATAGATACGTTCTTTGCACCAGTTTTCGAGATAGGTTATTGTAGTCTGTGTAAGCGGTGGAATATTGGGCGGTTAATAATTGCGGCTTGGATTGTGTCACTTTCGCTTTCGTAAGCTGCGGGATTAATGTCAATTTCATGTTTGATATATTCCGCATTCTCGTCTTGTTTGTGCAATTCTATCATTGCGTCTTCTAAGCATGGTGTTTTTGTTTCAAACCAAAGTGGTTTTGCGCTGTCAGGTGTACGGTACAAGATTGAAAAATTGTGTGTCATGGGTTGGTTGGGGTTAATGGTTAATGATTATCTAGTCCGTCTATTTCTCTCAATGTTATCCAGTAGAACCCATAAGGCATAGGCGGTTTAGTTCCTTTATAGTTGGCTTTGATTTTAAATAAGCCGTCTTTCTTTTTTACGAAGGATATTAAGCAAGAGTAACCACGCCATATTATAGGCGTTCCTTTTGGGTATTGGTTTACTTTCTCTTCGTACAGCCTTTTAAGCTCAAAAGCTATATCCTGCAAGTTATAATCTAGTTCTAAGCAAGCTAAATAAATAATATCCGCACCGTTACCTATTGCGGTATTGCCACTACTAGATGTAAGTTTTAATAAAGAGCCGTCTAATTCTATTTTTACTGATTTATTGGACATGACTTAAAGAACTAAGGGTTAAAAACAATAGGGTTAATTTTGGTTTGTGCGCCGCTATCTGATACGACATATAAAGATGCACCCGCTTTCATTACTTGGTATCTGTTGCCAATAGTAAAGTCAGTAGTAATATCTTTACTCCATGAGTGATTAGTGCTAGGTTTGCCGTTATAAGTCAAAAAGTCGCCGTGCTTTACTATAATTTCTGATTCTGAAACTAGATTAAATCTTACTTGCGCTTTTTTCATTTCTGCTTTGCCGCCGTAGTGTTGCATAAGCTTACTTTCAGCGTTTTTGAGATTGGTTTGAGTAACTGTAATATTATCCCTACTTTCATCTCTAATAAAAAGCTCGAAAGTAAACTTTTTGTATTCGAGTGTTGCGGTTACTTTTGACATGACATATAAATTTGAAGTGATTAAAAATTGTGTTGCGCTTGATTGCGTTGCAAAGGTACGCTAAATGTTTTAATCTGCAAACATTTTACAATCTTTTTTCAAATTATTTTTACACCGAAAAACGAAACGCTTTATTTTCAGCGAGTTACAACAAAAATAAAATTATTTTCAATGATATATTTTTTATATCAAATTAAGTGCGTATCTTTGTGCGGCAATATTGCAATTAGTAAATCACTTTAATTTACCATGGATAGAAATAGATTTGTAACTGAAACGCCTGAAATGACAGCGGCTTTAAAGGCTTGGTGCATTAAACACGGCGTATCTTTTTCGGGGGCTGAAACCGCTGTAATTACTTCTGCGATGCAAGAGTATGCAGATAATCAAGTAAAAAAGAAAATTGCAGGGCATTTAGATATTAATGCCGACTGTAAAGAAGACTTAGCCTTTTCTAATGATTTAGAGATAGGCGATGCTTGTCAAAACTGTGAGTATTTAAGAGAGTATCCCGTTAGTATTGACGGCGGTATGACTGGAATGAGTGCGGGTAGTGCTCAATACTGTATATTAGGCTATTGGAAAGACGAAATTTAACCCGCAATATTGCAAAACCAAAAACCAATTAAACCATGCAAGACAAATTCTTTTACTTCATTAAACAAGGTCGCTATATTATATCTGATATTGAGTGCTGCGCCGAAAGCGAAAAGACTTTTGATATTAAGCTTTTCGACCTAGCGAATAACAAAGACCTTTTAGGGTTGCTAAATCTAGTGTATATGTTTGGTAGCTATGGCGTAACCTATACGCCGTTTAGTCGTGCCTTGTGGTTTTGTGGCTATCTGTGCGCATTTAATCAATCTAACAGCGAAGTAAAGAATGAAAAGGCTATTACTAATCCTACTGTTAGGCTCTTTATCGAAGACGGCGAATTATTAAACCAAGTTAAACAGATTTTAACCCATGTCAAAACAAATTAACCTAACGCTCGCAAAGTCGGGCGATGTTGCTGTGCTGAGGAATAAAACGCAATATAAAATAGTGCATAAAGAAAGAAGCGATTTATCGCCATATTTCCCAGTTCGCATATTATTTGAGGGTATTAGCGTACACGCAACATATTCCGATAATGGTAATTTTTGCCGCAACATACAAAGCCCTACGGACATTCTCGACATCCTAAGAGAAGGGGTGTCTATTTTTGAACCAATAAACCAAAACCAACCATGAATAACCAAGACCAAAAACCAAGCATCACGTTAGCGCAGTGGTGCGCTTATTTGCCTTATGGCTTAATGCTAGATATAAACGGCAAAGATTACAGACTTGATATGTATGATATGCCATTTGTGGCTGTTGATATAAACAAGGCTATTGACCTGAATGCAAAGCCGCTTTTGCACCCTTTGAACAAGGATAATCAAGCTGAAATAAATAGAATAATGCTTGAAAAAAGCCAATCATTTGGATTTGCTTATGGCTATGGTTTTTATTGCTCTGACTACGAACAAGACGGACATCCTACTTGGTATTTTGGCTATGAATTGCTAAACTACGAAGTAGTCCAAGCTTTGCGAGCTGCACACTACGATTTAGATAACCTCATTCCGCAGGGCTTAGCCTTGCCGATTGAATAAACAAAACCGATTATGAAAATTAGAATCACGCTCGAAGCGTCCGAAAAAACAAGCTCTGAAACTGTCGATATTGAGGACTTGGGCTTTACTGAAAACGAATGGGATTTGCTGCCTGATAACCAAAAGCAAAACGCCGTACAAGAATATGTACTTAATCTACAAAGCCAGCCGTTTTGGATACTAGACAGCTTTGAAGAATAACCAGCCGAAAGGCGCAAATCAAATAAAATGATTAAGAAAATAATTGCATCAGTACTATCAATGGTAGTATGCGTAATACTTGGCTTTGTTACAGCTAGTAAAGTAGAGGCTACTGTTACTTATGCAGATAAATCCTTTGACCGATACGGACGGGTTTTATTTTGGGTACAAACAGAAGGTTCAAATTACCTTAGACAGGTTAATTGCCCTGCAAAAGTAGGTGATACTATTATTCTAAATGGCTTATCAATATCAAGTATAGTATTCTTTATATTAGCCCTATGCGCTGCGATATACTTTGTATATTTGATAATTGAGGATATTGACAACTAAATAACGCTAAAACCAAAACGCCCACCTCGAAAGAAGCGGGCGTTATTTATTTGCGGTTACTTGAAATTATCTAAAACATACGGCATGACAAAGTTAGACAACTCTCGATTGTGTACTAATATATCATTGAATGCTATTCTTTCGCCTTGTGTCGGCTTGAAATGGTTTTTGAACATACTTATATAGTCGTACTTGAAATAATCAAATACAGCCGTCATAAGTTCAACGAATTGACTAGGCGGTAGAGTTTGGCAACCTTCGGAGTGCGTGCCGTTATTCCCTCCGCTGTGGATATTTATGCCTAGGTAGCCCTTTTCTACACCGCCGCCATCACGCAATACGCTTACAATTGCCGCACGTTGGCAAAGAGCTAAGTATTTACCGCCGTGCCAGTCTAGTTTGTGCGCATAGTAACAGCCCGTTTGTAAAGTTGCAATACCCTTCTGCTTAGCCGTAGCGGGTCTAAATATTGACGGGTCGGTATTGCCATTGAAAACTAAAAACTGTTTACGTCCGTCCTTGTGGTGTATTGACAAAGCAAAGGCATCATCATAAAAGTTGCGGTCAAATTGCGCCCCGCCCACGGCTTCATCATAGTAATTCCTGAGACCTAGTAAAACAATAGGGTACTTGTTTCGGTCTATATTGTATTTAGCTGCTCTTTCATCGAATAGCTGTTGGGTAAGGTTTTGCGGCTTGGTTTGCGGGATTGTTTTCATAGATATTGCATTAAAAACAAAGCCCTTCATTACGCTATGTAGTGAAGGGCTTTTCTTGATATTTATTATTACTCGATTAACGATACTGCAAAGATAGATAATTTTGCAATACGTTGTACTTTTTGCATTAAAAAACCCGCCAGTTTAGAAAGCTAGCGGGTCGAATGAGTTGCTGTTTAGTCCTTTCGCAAGGTGCAACTACTGTCTATCTTAATCTAAAATACACCAGTCAT